TCGCCGATGAAGACGATCTCCTGGCCTCCCTGATCGTCGCGGCGCGGGAATACGCGGAAACCTTCACGCACCGCGCGTTCCTCGCGCAGACCTGGGATCTGCAACTCGACGGCTTCCCGCAGTGTTTTTCGACGCTCGACGGGGCGGGCTCGATCTGGGTGCCCAAAGCGCCGCTCGTCTCCGTCACGAGTCTCAGCTACGTCGATACGGCCGGCGTGACGCAGGTCTGGCCAGCGAGCAATTTCACGGTCGATGCGCCCGTCGGCCCGAAGGCGCGGCCCGGCCGTCTGACGCCGGCGTACGCCGTGTACTACCCGGTCACGCGCAGGGTCCCGAATGCGGTGACGGTGCGCTTTGTCGCCGGCTATGGGACCGCGGCCGCGGCCGTGCCGGCGTCGATCAAAGCCGCGATGAAACTCCTCATCGGCAATTGGTGGATCAACCGGGACGCCGCGGCGCTGGTGCGGGCCTCCGCGGACGTGCTGCCCTTCGGCGTCGATGCGCTGTTGTGGCCGTATAAGGCGTTGTGATCCCATGAGTAGCACCGTCGGGACCATCGCGCACCGCACGTCGCTGACCGGGACGAACCGGACCGACGTGCAGGTCTCGAAAATGGTCTGGAACGACACCCTCGTCGTCGCGAGTGCGGCCCCTGACGGCGCGACGGTCGTCCGGGACAGTACCCAGGCGGACGGGTGGGGCTTCCGGAGCGACGAGACTGACCCGCGCACGTCCGGCGGGGCGGTCGGCGACGGCGTCACCGACGATACGCTCGCCTTGCGCGCGGCGATTACTGCGGCGGGCGTCGGCGGGACGCTGCGCTTCCCGGCCGGCAAGACGTTTCTGCTCTCCGGGCGGCTGGTGCCCTTGGCGGGCCAGACCTGGCGTGCCTACGGCGCCACGCTCAAGCGCAGCAACCAGGTGAGTACCGCCACCAGCACCAATATCGCCGCCGGCCCGTCGTCGACGGCCATCACCGTCACGAGCGCCGCCGGCTTCAGCGTGGGGATGGACGTCACCGTCTTCAACGGGGCGAGCTACGACCCAGCCAACCACGCGATCACCGCGATCGTCGGGAACGTCATCACGGTCGGCACCGTGTTCAGCGTGGCGTTTCCGGCCGGGGGCACGCTGGTCTCGAGCAGCATCCTCGTCTATTCGGCGCAGGCCGCGCAGGTCGCGATCCTCGGGCTGACCGTCGACGGGAACAAGGCCAACAACACCCTCCTGACGCAGTGGGAGAACCACAAGGAACTCGATCTCGATGGCGACCGGAGCGTCGTCCGGGACTGCTACGTCCATGACGCCCAGGCGGAAGGGATCACGATCGGCGGCATCAGCCCGGTCGTCGATCACTGCTGGGTGGAGGACTGCAACGGCAACGGCATCCACTTCAGCGGGTCGACCGACGGGCGCGCGACCGGGAACTACGTCCACCACACGAACCTCGGCGGGGCGGGCGTGGGCCATAACGACGGCGGGATCATCTTCAGCAACAGCACCGGCGACTCGATCATCGCGGAAAACTACATCGACACCGGCATCGCGAGCATCGGCTCGATCGACTCGGACGCGAACTCGTCGGTGGTCATCACCGGGAATATCTGCAAGAACGCGACGACGTTCGCGATCGACATGAACCTGCCGAATGTGAACGCCGGCAAGGTCGTGATCGCGCACAACCTCTTCTACGACTGCGCCCCGCTCACGATCAAGAACAACAACAGCAGCCCGACCGCGAACACGGGACCGTATCGCGTCAGCGTCGCGGGCAACTATTTCGAGAACACCCGCCTCGACGTCACCCGGGCGTTCGACATCACGATCACCGGCAACACGATCGTGAGCCTCACCGACACGACCAACATTCTCATCACGCTCTACGATCCCAAGCGCTGCCTGGTCACGTCGAATCTCGTCCGCGGCGGCAACTACGGCGTGTATCTCGACGGCACGGCGGGACAACTCCCGGAGAGCGTCGTTATTGCTGGCAACGTCTTCCACAACCAGACGACCGGCGCGATCCGCTCGCAGATTGCGACCACCACCGCGATCACGATCCAGGGGAACACCGTCCAGACCGACGCCGCCTATGCCGCGGCCGGCTACAGCGGCATCTGGGCCAGCAACGGCGTGTCGGTGCTCAACAACGTGCTGGACCTGCAGTCCGGGCAGTACGGGGTGCTGTGCCCCAATGGCGGCGCCTCGACGCAGGGCGCGATTGTCGCGGGCAACGTGATCCGTTCGGCCGTGACGGCCTCCATCCGCACCAACGGGGGCAGCCAGAAGAACCTCCTCACGAACAACTTCGTCCAGCAGGCGATCTCCGATGCCGGGTCGCCGAACAACACGGTCACCGGCACGTTGACGATCCTCTGAGGATGCCTGTGCTCTTTGATGCGGGGCTGTTCGATCCGGTGCTCTTCGATACGGGGGACGGGTCCGCGAGTGAGGTCGTCGTGCAGGTGGCGGCGGATGACGTCGTCGTCGACGTCGGCGCGGATGACGACGTCATCCCATGAGCGTGGTCACGATTTCCGACGGCGCACTGGTCATCAAAGACCCCAGCGACATCAAGGCGTATACCTTTGATTACGACACGGAGAATCTCGCCGTCGGCGCCGCGATCCTGACGAGCACGTTCACGATCACCGCGGTCTGGCCCTCGACGACTGATCTCGCGCTCACCAAGGATCAGGAGACGATCCTCGCCGGTGCGCGCAAGACACAAGTCCGCTTGTCCGCCGGGACGCTCGGCCAGAAGTACCAGATCGCGAACAAGATCGTGACCTCCGAATCCCCCGCCCAGACCAAGGAGCGGAGCTTCACGGTGTGGGTCCAGGACCGATGAGTACCGTGGGCGAGAAGCGGACGCGGATCCGGATCGAGCAGCAGACCCTCGTGAGCGATGGCGCGGGCGGGCAGACGACGACGTACACGCTCCGGTCGTCACCCTGGGCGCATGAACGGCCGTTGACGGGACGCGAGACGCAGCAGGCGGCGACGTTGAATGCGGTCCTGAGTGGCGTGTTGGAGATTTGGTACACGGAGGACATCAGCGTCACCGATCGGATCGTCATCGGCACGCGGATCCTGCAAGTGGAGAGCTACCGGGATCCCGCCAACGATCGTCGCGAGCTGCACATCATGGTCTCGGAGAAGCAGGCATGACCACGAGTTACTCGCCCCTCTACCCGCTGAGTGTCGCGCTCGTGACCGCGTTGAACGTGGCCGCATTGACCGCGCTCGCGCCGGGCGGCGTGCATAACGTGGTACCCCAAAATACCGTTTACCCGTTCCTGTTGTTCGAGGTCGCGGTGCCGACGCAGCTCGGCGGGCTGGGCACGTATCCGGGGCACGGCGACCTCAGCGAGATCGAGCTGCGCCTGCACGCGTTCTCGGCGCTCCAGGCGATCAGTGAATGCCAACTGATCCTCGCGAAAGCGATCGAGCTGCTCTTTACGACGACGCTCAGCGTCACGGGCTACACGGTCGCGAGCGCGCTGCCGTTGCCGGATATTGCGATCGTGAATCTCGGGGACCAAACGATCGCCGGCACGGTCGTGCATGAAGAGTGTGTGATCGTGCGCCTGGTGCTGCAGAACGTGTCGTGATGCCTGACCCCGACAAGAAGGCGCCGCCGATCCTCGACGCGCACGGGAAGCCCGTGCCGACGGCGAAGGACGCGGCCTGTCCGCAGTGTGGGGCCGGACCCGACAAGCGCGGCCCGCGCGGCGGCTTTGGGGTGCGCCGGCCGATCTGTCACGTGTGCGCGTTCCTCTGGGAAGACGAGGTCTGGGATGACTGACCTGCACGGCGCCGACTATCGCGCGGTCCGGCGCCTCTCCACGCGCGACAACGTGACGCTGGCTGAAGCGGGGGAGACCTGCGCGCGCGTCCCGGTCGAGAGCCTCGCGCCGCTGCTCGCGAGCGGGCATATCGAGCCGGTGACCGCCGCGCTGCGCGAGGCGGCGTGGACGGATCTCGGCCGGCCGGCTGACGAGGTCCCCGCATGAGCCCGGTCTCCTCCGCGTCCTTTGCGGTCCTGCTCGTCGACGGCTATTCACTCCTGTCGGCGAAGGTGCAAGGCTTCTCCCACGAGGTCGAGGTCGAGCTCGAACCGTCTGAGGGGCTCGGCGACCTGTGGCGCGCGACCCTCCCCACGGGGATGCGGAAAGCGACCATCACCCAGGACGGCGCGTTCTTCGACACCACCGCGGCCGGCATCCATGCGGCGATGAGCGCGGCGCCGTCGACCACCCGGATCGTGGCGTGGGCGGAGGCCGGCAACACGATCGGCGCGATCTTCGCGGCCTGTCAGGGCGCGTTGACCGCCAAATACACCGTGCTGAGCGCGAGCGCCAAGCTGACGAAAGCCAACGTCGCCTATCAGGTGACGGGCGCGCTCGACGAAGGCGTCATCGTCCAGAACGCGACGCCGAAAACGGTCGACTGGAACACGAAGACGGACGGCGCGAGCGTCGACTACACGCTCGACCCGACCCAGACGGTGATTCCGATCACGTCGGCGACCAAGGCGAACCCGTGTGTGGTAACGACGACCGTGCCGCACAACTTGACGACGGGGCAAAAGATCCTGCCGTCGGGCAACACGTTGGCGGGGCCGAGCATCAATAGCGATCTCGCGGTGACGGTGATCTCGACCACGACGTTCAGCGTGGCCGTCAACACCACGGCCTCGACCGGCGCGGGCACGGGCGGATCCTTCGTGCGCTCCAGTACCGTGCTCGGCGGCGTCGGCTATCAATTTATCAGCGCGATGAACGGATTTTCGGGCTTCGTTGGCAAGATACGCAGCTCGCCCGACGATGTCACGTACGCCGACCTGATTTCATTCACGAATCAAACCGCGGCGCCTGCAGCCGAGCGATTAACCGTGGCTGGAACTATTGATCGCTACCTCTGTTTTAACGGAGACGTAACTGGTAGCGGCTCGATCACTCCGTTCGTCGGTTTTAAGCGGACCTGACGATGAAGGTGCTGCTCTTCAGGAGTACACTAAGCGGAGCCGGTGGACGTGTTCAGCGACCATCGGCCCCTCACCACCCGCACGCGGATAGGAGCCGCGCACGCATGGCTGATCCGAAGTCTACGACAAAGCATTGCCGCCGCTGCGATTCCGAGAAGCCGCGAAGCGCGTTCAATCTCAGGCGCGATCGTCCTGGCGGCCTTCAGCCGAAATGCAAACTCTGCCAGCAAGACATGAGACGTGCACATCATCAGGCGCATCGGGAGCACGATCGTGCCTACAAGTTCTCGCATCGTGAGCAGGCAAACGCGCGCGCGCGGCAGCGGTATCGAGATCCGTCGCGTCGGCCACTGACGCCTGAACAGCGGGCAGCACACCGCGAGCACGATCGCCGCTGGCTCGCTGTCAACGCCGAGAAAAAGCGCCAGCAGGTAAAGCGCTGGGCGAAGGAGCACAAGGAACAGTCGGCGGCAGTGGCGAAGCGGTGGTCGGATGCTAACCCAGAGAAAAAACGTCAGTATTCACGGCGCGCTCGGCAAACGGCATCCGGAAAGGCCCGGTCGAAAATCCACTGTCGGATGCGATACGCCCGTCGTCGTGGCGCGTCAGTCGAGCGCGTGGACCCCAGTGTTGTCTTTGAGAGAGACGGCGGTGTCTGTGGTATCTGCCGCGCGGCGGTCGACATCAACGAGACGTGGCACATTGATCACGTGATTCCATTGTCGAAGGGCGGGGCGCACTCGTACAGCAACGTGCAACTCGCGCACGCGCGGTGTAA